GGACTGCAACCCTGTCCGGCTATACCAGATGGGAGTAGACCTCGCTCGTAAGGTCGACTACACCGTTATATCAATAATTGACCTCAATACCTTTGAGCAAGTGTACCTAGAACGCTTCAATCAAATGGACTGGGCGTTACAAAAGGCAAAGATAGAAGCCGTATATCTCAGATACAACAAACCAAAGGGCTACATTGACGCTACAGGAGTGGGTGACCCTATCATGAACGACCTAGAAACCAGAGGAGTGCGCTTAGAGCCATACATCTTTACTGAACAATCACGTAAAGACCTGTTAACAAACCTCACTTTAAAGATGGAGCAACGCTTAGTGAAGCTCCAAGACAATGATGTATTAAAGAAAGAGCTAGAGTATTTCCAGTATGAGCTAGGTAACAACGGAAAACTAAAGATTAAAGTACCCGATGGACTACATGACGACACAGTATTCTCAACTGCTTTATCAGTCTGGGACTTGCCGCACAAACCTTTACGAGTAAATCAATCAACCCAACACTACCAAACACAAGGAGTAGCACCTATGAATATAGAGTGGGGCTTTTAGTTGTACACAGTTAGTAATTGTACATGGTATAATATTGTGATATGGACAACTCCCAAATTATTGCTCAACACCGAAGCAATAAAGATATTAGTACCCAGTTTAAAGAACGCCGACTAGGACAGTGGAATGAAAACTACTACCTGTCGCGTGACAAAGTAATCACCAACCGCCTCACACAGCGTCAAACGGTAAACATTCCTATTATTCGTGACACTATTCAGACATGGATGTCGAAGATAGACGAACAACCAGACCTCATATTTGAGACTAGAGGACTTTCTGCGAGTGACGAAGACCAAGAACTGCTCGTAAATGAGATGTGGAACTACACCAAGAACAGTGAGAAGCTCGACCAAAAAGATAACCTAGATAAAAAGATTGTAGGACTACAAGGACGTTCATTCAAGTTCTGGTATTTCAAAGATGGCAAGGTAAAATGTGACGTTGTAGACCCATACGACATAGACGTTGACCCTAAAGTAAACGTATTTGACTTAGAGACAGCTAGTTTCATCAACCACAAGCACATCTACGTCCCACTACGAAACATTCTAGCCAATACTACCTACGACCCAGCCGGTAAAATGCAACTCAAAGCGTATTTAGATACTAAATCAGGTATCTTAGCGGCTAAACAAACCAACGAAGAAGACCAAATGCGTAGGGATAGACTACAAACCCTCGGAGCGCATAACTATGATGAACTACGAGCGCAAGACGTAGTAGTAGAACTCAATCGCTCATACCAAATGCGCTGGCACGCTACAGAAAACAGATTTGTCCGCCACTTGGTAGTGATTGCAATGGATGCTGTTGTTCTATACGACAAACCAACCTTGGACGCTATCGGAATGGAACGTCTACCGTTCACAACATGGGCATCAGACCCAGACCTTAACGATTTTTGGAGTGATTCAATCGCCGACAACGTGCGAACAGTAAACAAAGTAGTCAATATGTACTTCTCTCAAGACCTAGAGAACCGCGCGTATCGTAACTTTGGAATGTACTTCTTTAATACTAGGGGAGGACAATTTAAACCCAACGCCTTTGAAGCTAAACCCTTTGGAATGTACGGTATAGACGGCAACCCAGATGAGATGATTAAGCAAATGAACATTCAACCGCTTAACGACACTCAAGCCGCTATCGAATACCTCAAGACGATGATTCAATCATCAGTCGCTCAGACACCAACAGAGCGCGGTGTACAAGAGAAGGCTGGCACTACACTTGGAGAAGTCCAACTCTCACTTCAACAGTCACAGAACCGACAGCAAGTGGTTGCAAAGCAGTACCGTCAATCATGGCTCGACAGTGGCCAGATATGGTACGAACTACTCAACGCTAACGCTAAAGGCATGTTCCGACTGTATAAGAAAGGCGGGGACGGCAAGACCTACTCAAAGGACATCTACCCAACTGACTGGCAGAATCCAAAGGGCTACGATGTGAAGATAGAGATTAAAGCCGACAAGGAAGCCAACAACGACTTAGAGTTTAAGAAGCTCCAGTACGTCAAAGGCTCATACGTCAACAATCCAGTGGCACAACAGATTGCTAAAAAGAAAGAACTTGAAATCCTCGGCTGGTCACCAGACGAAATCAACCAAGTCCTTGAAGCAGAGATGCCACAAGAAAGCATGATGGTGGGTCAAGAGGAATTAAAAGAAGAACCAGTAACAGCATAAACTATGAAAGCAATCACAAAGCTAAAGAAACTCTTACCAAAAGGCCCAGCACCTAAAACAGCACCAGCCAAAGCACTCCTAGCTAGCAACTACATCCGCCAATATGGTGATAAAGGCTATGTACCGTCTAATGGTATTGGAGTAGGTGGGAGTAAGGGTGGTGAAATGAAACCATCAGTAGTGAAAAAGATGGTGCCAAAGAAAAAACAATACACCCCATCTAATGCAGGATACAGTCACTTTGCATGATACTCGACAAGTTCTTAAAAAAGATTGGTGTTAGCTCAGTGGAAGAACTAACACCAGAAGAAAGAGAAACGTATCGCTCATGGAGCCAAGCTCTAGTCGGTAGAAAGCTCACTGACACCGATGTAGAGCAATTCTTCACTAATCAAATAGAAGACTGTGTAATGAAACTCACAACACAGATGCTAAACGAAAGAGAAGATATATTCCTCAAAGCAAAACTAGACCTTATCAGACAAATCAAAAACTTCTTAGACTCTCCAAAGATGGAACAAGAAGTCATTACTAGACAAATAGAAGCCCAACTATAATATGCTCGAATTTGAAGGAACACAGAAGCGATGGCCTACCATCGAAGAAGTACTAGCTAAGAAGTCTTGGACAGAGGACGACATCACTGTCCTCATCGAATACCAAGATGAACTCGATGACAAGACTTTAGCGAAGCTGGGATTGAAACCAGAAGTGACGAAGAAGTAAACGCCGTGTTATAATTAAACTAAGACCAAACCTCTCTAACGAGACGGTCAAAAAATCTATGAATAATCCAAACTCATTTGAGGACGAAGTAGAGGACGCAACTATTGCCAACCCTATTGAAACTTCACCCCAAGGAACGGAAGAGGAAGAAGTGGACTATAAGTCCAAGTTTACGCACAGTTCCCAAGAAGCTATCCGTCTAAAGAAAGAAAACGACCGACTACTAGCCGAACTAGATGCTAAACAAGAAGAACCCCTTAGTAATTCCACCTATTCGGAAGACCTAATCCCTAACTTCTCAGACTTAGACGAAGAAGCGCAGAACAACCTGCTTGTATACACCAAGAACATTGAAAGAAATGTTCGCAACGAGATAAACAAAGACCCAGCGTTAGCGTTTGCTCGTGGTATCTACAACGAAAAACAGTGGGACGATGCCTTTCATTCTGTCTCTGAACAGTATCCTGAACTCCAGAGCAATAGCGCAGACTTTAAGTCAAAGTACTTCAATCCAAACAACGTACCAGAGAACATTAGTGAAATCCTCCAAGATGTCGCCAAGATATACTTGTTTGATACAGCTAAAGAACTAGGTGCAAGTGAAGAACGAAAGAAAGCCGGACGACTTGAGATAGAAACCTCAACCGGAGGAGATAGAACACCAGTAGCACGCCGGTCTCTCGCAGACTGGAACGAACTGGCACAGACTAATCCTGCCAAGTTTGCATCACTCTCAGCGGAATACGAAGAAGATAGCAAGAAGTTCTAACGGATAGGGTTTTAAACCCCTTATATGGCTAACAACTTAGCAGCAAACACCCCGATTAAATTTTCTCTACAACTCGTAAAGAACATTTACAACGACACCATCTACCCACTCATCACTAATACTGATTACGAGGGTATTATCAAGAACTAAGGAGACCGTGTGCGTATCCGTACAGCAGGACGTATTTCACTTAGCACATACACTAAGGGAATGGCGTTGGTTGCACAGGACATCACACCAACTTCTGAAGACCTTATCATCGACCAACTCCACTACTTCAAGTTCGTAGTAGACGACATCGACAAGCTTCAGAACGATATTGACACCATGAACACCTACGCAGCCAATGCGAAGATGGACATGAGTGAACTTATCGACACTGACATTCTCCTTTACGGACGAAAGAACGTGTACGGATTGAACGCTGTCGGTACAGACTACTCAACAGGTACAGTAGCCGTAGCGGTTACTACTGGTGTAGTTACAGGTTCAGGAACGACTTTCACTGCCGCCATGGTAGGTGGGTACTTCCGAGCAAGTACACACCCATCTGACAAGTACTACCTCGTAACTGCTTTCTCATCTGGTACTTCTATCACTATCCTCGACTTGGACGGTGTAGCGTACACAGGTGGAGCAGTAACAGCAGGTGACACGTACACTATCAAGGCAGCTACCGCGCTTGCTCTCACAAAGACAAACATCGGTCAGTACCTTGTACAGCTCAGTACAGTTCTTTCACAAAACAGTAAGAACCGAACAGCACCACGTTGGTTGGTAGCGAACGCAGCTCTCGAAGGTATTATCCGTCAAGCAGCTGAGTTTATCCCAGCAGTAGACCGAGCGTACAACGAGATTACTCGCAATGGTGACATCACTATGGGCAAGATTTCCGGCTTCAACGTCGTGTTCTCAGAACTCGTAAGTGGTAACAACACCACTGGCTACTGGTACTTGGCTGGTACAAAGGACTTCCTTGCATTTGCAGCGCAAATCATGAAGGTATCCTTCGTTGACCAAGCGAACGACCCAAATAGCTTCACTTCAACTTGTAAAGGATTGCTCGTTTACGGCCGAAAGGTTTGTGAAGGCAACCGATACCGAGGTGCTGTACTCCGCGGAACGATTGCATAACCATAGGCCAACTTACTTCGGTAGGTTGGCTCATTGGTTAAATAATTATGACAACAGCTGAAATACTAAGTTCGGTAC